GCTAGAAAAAGCAATGATTCGTAAAAACGAAGCTGATGATCCTGATATTGATCCAGAAAGTTATTCTGAAATTCAAGAAGTTGCAAGACAAGTTATGGACACACACGAAGATGCATTTGAAATGTTGAAATAAATGAATGAAAAACCGATTATTTATATTGATGGCTTAAATGTTTTTATGCGGCACTTTGCTGCTAATCCTTCTAAGAGTTTAAATGGTCAGCTTTGCGGTGGTATAATTGGTTTTTTAGGAAATATTGACCATTTGGCTCGCAAGTTTAGACCTCAAAAAATTGTTGTTGCTTGGGAAGGTGGTGGTTCATTAAGAAGAAGAGCCATCGATGCAAATTACAAAAATGGACGCAGGCCTGTACGACTTAATCGAAGTCAGTATTACAAAGAAATACCCGATACAGAAGAAAACAGAAACTATCAACTAAAAACTTTAATAGAGATTTTATATAAGACGCCAGTTGTGCAGATTTATGTTAATGATTGCGAAGCTGATGACGTAATTGCATATCTTGTTAAAACAAAAAAACAAAATATAAACAAAATAATTGTTACGTCTGACAAGGACTATTATCAGCTTTTGGACGAAAACACGAAAATCTGGTCTCCAAATAAAAAACAATTAATTGATGATCAATATGTATTAGACAAATGGTCTATTACGTCTCGTAATTTTTGTTTAGCTAGATGCTTTGCAGGAGATTCAAGTGATGGCATCAAAGGCGTAAAAGGAGCAGGCTTTAAAACCATGACAAAACGATTCCCTGTTTTATCTCAGAATAAAGATATAACAATAAATGATATTATTAATGAGTCACAAAAAAAAGTTAATTCAGGTTGTAAAATAAAGCTTTATGATGATATAATATTAAATGAAGCAAATATAAGAAAAAACTGGAAGTTAATGTATTTAGACTCATTAATGTTAAGTGCTGATCAGGTCAAAAAAATAAACTATCAGCTAGAAAACAAAGAGTCAACAATAAACAAAATGGACCTTTATAAAATTATTAACAGAGAAGGTCTTAATACCTTCGATATACATTCGTTTTTTATTTCAATTAAATCATCTTTAAGGAATATTATTTAATGAGTCAAGATAGAAATTTCTCTAAATTCGGCAAAGCTTTTCAAGAAAAAGTTTTCCAAAGCATGCTAACAGATATACAATGGTCTGCGCAAATGATCGAAGTAATGAGTCCCGACTACTTTGATCTTAAATACCTCTCTTTTTTATGCGGAAAATATTTTATGTACTACGAAAAGTATAAAACATTTCCAACGCTTACAATACTAATAACAATCATTAAAGAAGATTTGAGTAAATCTAAAGATGCAGTATTAAGAGATCAGATTATAGAATATCTTCATAGAATGAAAACCAACCCAGACGTTGGCGATTTGCAATATGTTAAAGATAAATCATTAGAATTTTGTAAAAGACAAGCATTTAGAGATGCGTTAGAACAAAGTGTTGAGCTTATTCAAACTGAAAGGTATGAATCAGTTCTTAACATTATGAAAGAGGCCATATCTGTGGGTATGCCAAACACAGCAGGTCATAACTTCTTCGATGACATTGAAGCACGTTTTGTTCAAATAAATCGTCAGGTATGTCCTACCGGCTTAGATAGAATTGATTCTCAAGATATTCTGCGTGGTGGTTTAGGTAGAGGTGAACTAGGAGTTATTGCAGCAAACACAGGAGTTGGTAAATCGCACTTCTTAGTAGCAATGGGCTGCGCAGCAATGCGAGCTGGTAAAAATGTAATACATTATACATTCGAATTATCAGAGCACGAAACAGGTAAAAGATATGATTCACATCTATGTCATATTCCTTCTAATGAAATAATTGAAAGAAAAAAAGAAGTTATTGAAAAATATAACGAAATGGATTTAGGCAAGCTTATTATTAAAGAATATCCAACAGGTTCTGCTTCTGTTATGACGCTACGAAATCATATAGAAAAACTTGTATTGAAAGGTTTTAAACCAAGTTTGGTAACAGTTGATTATGCAGATGTTATGAAATCTTCAAAAGCATATGATTCTCTAAGACATGAATTAAAATTAATATATACAGAATTAAGAAATCTTGCAGTTGATTTACAAATCCCAATTTGGACTGCTTCACAAGCAAACAAGGATTCTTCAAAATCAGATGTTGTTGGTCTAGAAAATCTAGGTGAATCATACGGTAAAGCACAAGTTGCCGATGTTGTATTATCAATTAGTAGAAAACCAATGGAAAAATCAACTGGCGGTGGTAGAATATTTGTAGCAAAAAATAGAGCTGGTAGAGATGGATTATTATTTCCAATCAGTATAGACACAGCAAGATCAAAATTTGAAATCTTAGATGATACTGAATTAACATTAAACGAAGCAGTATCTCAAGATAATCATTCAATGAAAGAAAAATTAAGAGAAAAATGGAAAGAGGTAAATCAAAAAAATGATTAAAATTTATTGCAACGATAATCTTAAAGATGTTTTAGATGATAACGATATCGAAGAATATGTACCTGCTTACGGCGGAGAGTCTGCAGGACTTGATCTATATAACGCAGGAAGTGATATTACAATAATGCCTTCTTCATCAAACAAGAAAGGAGGAATGATTAGCACTGGTCTTCATGTTTTTACTCCAAGCGGATATGTAACCTTAGTTAAAGAAAGAGGGTCTATCACAAAAACTCCTCTAAAGTATAGGGCAGGCGTTGTAGATGAAGGGTACACAGGAGAAATATTTGTTAATCTTGTAAACATTGGCAGCGAGGAATATACTATAGAGAGCGGACAGAAACTGCCTGTTCAAATTGTTGTCGTCAAGTGTGACAATGAGTATTCTGAAATGAGTGAAGAAGAATACTTAACTCTATCCCGTCTTACCCGAAGAAAAGAAGGAAAAGTCGGAAGTTCAGACTAAATTAAGGAAGAAAAAATGAAAAAAGAATGCTGTGGCATTACTATAGATTTAAAGTACGATAATAACTTAACAGACTTTTCAAAGAAACTTCTTAAAGACTACTACATGCAGGATCATGAAGAGTCGCCACAAGAAAGCTTTGCTCGAGCCGCCGTAGCATTTTCTTTCAACAAAGAAGAAAACAAAACAGATATAGAATTAGCGCAAAGAATATATGATTACGCCGCTAAAGGCTGGTTTATGTTTAGTTCGCCAATCTTATCAAATGCACCTACTCCAGGTAAAACAGAGCTTGGTTTACCTATATCTTGCTTTTTAACATATGTTGATGATTCACTAGAAGGATTAATATCTCATTCAGATGAGTTAAGATGGATGAGTGTTAAAGGCGGGGGCGTTGGTGGTCATTGGAGTTCGATTAGATCAAATAGCAGCATATCTCCAGGGCCTATTCCTTTCTTGAAAACAGTTGACAGTGATATGACAGCATATCGTCAAGGTAAAACTAGAAAAGGTTCATATGCAGCTTATATGGATGTTTCGCATCCTGACATTGTTGAATTTTTAAGTATAAGACTCCCAACTGGAGGTGATGTTAATCGCAAGTGTTTTAACATAAACAATGCCGTAAACGTTTCAGACAAGTTTATGGAAGCTGTATCTAGAGGTGAGAAATGGAACTTAACTGATCCTAACGACGGATCTGTAAGAGACACAGTTGACGCTAGAGAATTGTGGCAAAGAATCTTAAAAATAAGATTTAGAACAGGTGAACCTTATATTAACTTTATTGATGAAGCTAATAGACACTTGCCGCAATTTCAAAAAGACTTAGATCTCAAAATATACGGTTCAAACTTATGTTTAACAGGCGATACAGAAATTGATGTATTAATTGACAACGTACTAAATGTTCAGGTATCATTAGAAGAAGTTGTTAATCTTTTCAACGAAGGAAAAGAAGTTTTTGTTTTATCTTACAATATTGACACAGAAGAAATTGAATACAAAGAAATTACTGACGCAGGATTAATTAGTAAAAGTGCAGAAGTACTTGAAATTATAGACGAAGAATCTGGACAAAAAATAGTTTGTACTCCTGATCATAAAGTATATACTGCAAATAGAGGCTATGTAAAAGCTAAAGATCTTAAAGAAGATGACGAATTAGTTTTTTCCTAATTAGATTACTAGATGTATATTTAATATTGAAATTCATTTACTAACCTAAGGAAATACTTTGAAATATATAATATACATGCACACTTTCAAGGAAACAAATAAGTCATACATTGGATACACTGGTCTAACTTTGTCAAAAAGATTACATAAACACGTTACAAATTCACAAGCAGGTCACAATACTCATTTCTACAAAGCAATTAGAAAATATGGACTTAAAAGTATAGTATCTAAAATAATTTTTGAATGTAACTCTAAAGAAGAAGCTTTAGAAAAAGAAAAATATTACATCGAATGTTATGATACTTTTAAAAATGGTTATAATATGACTAAAGGTGGTGATGGAGGATGGGTTGTACCTGATGAAAAGTACGATGAATGGCGAAGAAAAAATTCAATTGCAACATCAGGAGAAAAAAATCCAACATATACAGGATTTACAGATGAAGAAATATTAGTAGCGGCTTTTTCTTATTTCAAAAAAGAAGGTCAACTACCTAAAAGAAAGTGGCAAATATATAGTGCAGAAGTCTATGGCTTTCCAAAGTCTTATTCAAAATTTAGATTTAAAAAATACGGATCAGGTTTAAAAGGTTTTGTAAATGCAATGAAAGATTTATATAATTTAAAAGATGATGATTTCAAATATAAAAGAACAAATAGTCATAATAAAAAACTTTCTAAGTCTTTAACAGGAAAAATTTGGTACTCTAACGAAAAACTTAAAATTTCAAAACAAATGAGTAAAAAAGAAATTGACATATTTAACAATGAAGAATGGATAAAAGGTAGAAAATATGGGATTAAAAATAATTAAAAGAGAAGCTAAAGAGCCTGTCTTTGATATAACTGTTAAAGACAATAGCAATTTTTTTGCAAATAACATACTTGTTCACAATTGCAACGAAATTCATTTGGCAACATCACCAGATAGAAGTGCTGTTTGTTGTTTAAGTTCTTTAAATATTGAAAAGTTTGACGAATGGGAAAATACAACTATTGTAGAAGACTTAATAGAATACCTTGACAATGTTTTACAGTTTTTTATAGATAATGCTCCTTTAGCTTTAAACAGAGCAATTAGATCAGCTATGTCTGAAAGAAGTCTTGGTCTAGGTGCTATGGGTTTTCATGCATACTTACAGTCAAAGAATATTCCGTTTGAATCTGGTATTGCTAAAGCAGCAAATATAAATATATTCTCATTGATAAAAGAAAAGGCAAAACAGAAAACAATAGAATTGGCCAAATTAAAAGGAGAATGCCCAGATGCTAAAGGATACGGTGTTA